CATGTGCCTGAACAAAGCCGACGAACTTGCCGCAGCAATCGACCTGCGCCCCGACGATCACATCGGAAACCTGTTGCCCGTCAGTTTCGGAGCCGGAATCACGGCCCTGATCATGGGACTGATGAACGGCGTCACGGTCTTCTGCTGGGATCCACGCGTCGACGGAGTTTCGGCAATCGACGACTGGCTGATCGAGAATTCGATCACGACCGCGCACTGCGCGCCGTCATTCCTGCGGGCGTGGTCAAGCCTCGAATCCGATGAAGCACCGGATAATTCGCTCGGATCGCTGCGGGTCGTCGTGACGTACGGGGAAGCAGTGCACGGCGAGGATTACGCGCGCCATCGCAGTCACGGCTTCGCTCGCGTCACGTACGTCAACTGGCTGGCCACCACCGAGACCGGTGTCGTCGCGTACAACGCGTTCCCACCACATTCCGAACTACCCGTCGGAGTGGTTCCGGCCGGACGTGCTCGCGACGGCAAGGACGTACAGATCGTCGATGTGAACGGCGTGCCTCTCCCCGACGGAGAGATCGGCGAGATACAGGTTGTCTCGAGCGATCTTGCCGATGGATACCACGGTGACCCGGATCGCACTGCGGCACGATTCACGCGCCTCGGCGACGGAGTGAACATCTACCGGACCGGTGACCGGGGCCGTATCGACGAACGCGGCGAACTACAACTGCGAGGACGCGTCGACGACGCCGTCAAGATTCGGGGCTATTTGGTAGAGCCGATGGAAGTCGAGGCGCATATTCGTCGAATTCCCGGCGTCGCCGATGTTTTCGTGGCTGTCGTCCTCGAGAACGATCGACCAGAGATTGTCGCCTACGTGGTCCTGACCAAAGCCGTGATGGCACGGTCGGGCGCCGAGATGCGGCGCGAATTGGCGACATATCTGCCGGCCTGGATGCTCCCCCGACATTTTGTTCTGATGCCAGCGTTGCCGCGCAACGAAAGAGGAAAGGTCGATCGAACAGCGCTGCCCTCCGTCGAGGTGCGGTCCACTCCACCGACTCTCGCCGGGCCCGCCGAATTGTGGTTGTCCTCGATCTGGGAGTCGATTCTCGGTATCGACTCCATCGACCGTGAGGACGACTTCTTCGAACTCGGTGGCGATTCGCTTGCTTCAACCGAAGTGGTGGCAAAGATTCACGACATGTTCCGGATCCGGATCACAGCGGCGGAGTTCGCGGCCGCCAGCACCGTCAAAGACCTTGCAGCGCTGTTGGATCGGTGCAGAATCGATCCCGATGATCGTGTCTGTCACAACACGACGGTTCCGCTGAAGCTCGAAGGGTCCGGGCGACCGCTGTTCATCATGAACGGAGCGGGGTGCCCATCGACGACGCTGTCCACCTTGTCGAAAGCGCTTCACACCGATCGGCCGGTTTACGCACTTCAGCCACATGGCTTCGAATCTCGCGGACTACCCGACCGGTCAGTGAAAGCAAGCGCCCGCCGTTTCATATTCGAAATCAAGAAGATTCAGCCCACCGGGCCATACCTCCTCGCCGGCTACTCGTACGGCGGCTACGTGGCGCTGGAGATGGCGTCACAGCTGTCCGAGTCCGGTGACAATGTCGAGCACGTCACCGTTCTCGACACCAGAATCTCCACCGAGACTGCCACACGACTGGCCGGTCGAGCGGGCATCAGCTTGGATCCGTCGATCGTCGACCTCGCACCACAACCATCCACCAATACCCGGTGGAAGCCGACCAGGCGCACCGTCGCGGCGATGTGGATCCGCACGCTCTTCGCCGGCATTCTGCAATACCCACCGGCCACCCAGTGGACGGTGTTCCTCTACATCGGCGGCCAGGCGCTCCGGAAGCATCGGATGCGAACGTGCGCCGCGCCTGTCACGGTGATCCGTGGAGCCACCAACAACCGTGGACGTGAGATATGGTCACTCATCGCCACGGGCTCCCTCGAATTCGACGACGTCGACGCGTGTCACGAAGACATCGTCCGTCAACCGTACGTCCGCAAGACTGCGGCGATCATCGATCGAGTCTGCGATCGAGCGTGACCAACTGCGGCTCACGTCCAGCTGTAGAAGGGAGAGCGGCGTGGAGTGACAGCCCATTCGGTCGTCGACGAACAGACCCTTTCCTTGACGAATGCACCCGCCCTGCCTGCAATAAACATGCCCGTTGCTTCGTCGACACGAGTGGTCCGCTGGAACACACCTCGCCGCCTCCCGAGACTGATGCACCGACCTGCGAACTTCGGAGTCACCGGGCGCGGCGCGGAACCTTCGAGTCGATGCAGGATCGTTTCGGCCGCATGGACTCCCAAGGGGATCGCGGCCTGACAACTCATCCTCAGTGAGAGATCACCGACTGCGACCGCATCACCCGCACCAAAGATGTTGGGGTGGGACGAGCATTCCAGTCCATCGTCGACCTTCAGACGACCGAGTTCGTCGACGGGAAGGCTACTTCGGCGCGCCAGATCGGGGACACCGAATTCTGTCGCGAGAATCGTGCAATCGGCCTCAACCCGTACACCTCCCGCTAGCTCGCAGGACGAACCGTCGATCCGAGTCACCCGGGATTCGGTGACAATATCAACCCCAAGGTCGGTCAATGTTCTGAGAATTGCCGATCGAGCACGCTCTGACAGATCCGGGGCCAAGATTCCTCCGGTCACCAAAGTGATTCGGCTGCTTCGCTGCTCAGCCAATTCTGCGGCAGTCTCGATCCCGGTGAGACCGCCGCCGACAACGCAGACCGCAGCCTTCTCGTCGAGAGTCGCCAGCCTGGACGAGAGGCGGACCGCGTCCTCGAATTCGGCGACGCCGAACCCGTGCTCGTCCGCCCCGGCGATCGTGCTGGGCAACTGCCTACTTCCGACTGCGTAGACCAAGTAGTCGTAGTCGAGCACGCTGCCGTCGTCGAGGGTGAGCCTGCCGAGCGCCGCCTCGATCGTCGTCACCTCTCCGAAGACTCGGTGTGCCGCACGCGGTAGCGCCCTGTCGAACGAGACCGTCGCGTCGTAGCCGGCCGCAATCATCTGATGGAGCCTGATTCTTTGCACGAAGTGTGGGCGCGGATTCACGACGGTCACCGTGATGTCCGACCGAGTTCTCAGCAGTCGCTTCGCTGCCATGACGCCCGCATATCCTGCCCCGATTATCACCACGTGTGCACTCATGGTTCTCCGATCCGCCAACGGTCCCCATGCTGAGAATGCACGGGATGATCAGGCCTCATCGCGGACGTTATTGAACATTGACGCCCTGGCGTTATGGCGGTCGACACATCTAGGCAGAACTGTGCTGCATGCAATAGAGGCTCGAAAAACACAGGGTCGACAACACAACACTGGCTCGAAAACAACAAATGCTCTGCACCGATTGGTGCAGAGCATTTGTTCGGGTGGAGCTAAGGGGACTCGAACCCCTGCGAAAATAGGGTATACGCGCAGGTCACGGTATATTTATTGCGTCTTACGTGACTGTTGACGCAGCCAGTTGACCAGCGGTTATGGACGCCCATGTTGACGCGGTCAACACCCTTTCCCTCGCACATCTGTTCGATGCCTGGTAGCGTCGGCGATGTTGGCAGGAGACGGAAGGGAAGCCGTCAGCGATCGCCGCACCACAACTGAATAGTTCGATGCCCACCTGACTCATTCGGCAGCACAGGTGGGCATCGACATATCCGCCTGAAACGACAAAAGACGCCCCACCCTCACAAAGAGGATGGGGCGTCAGTCATCTAGCAGGTCACACAGGTACGACACGCAGATAGGTTCCAGCTCCAGATGCAACAGTTCGGTTCCCTGCCACGCCCGAACTGTTCCACGCCTCGCAAGTCAGCAGATCGCCGTCGACAACCGCGAGGGCGAACGTGTCCGCCAACGTCAACCCTGTGCCCGACCCCTTCGTCCAGACAACCGTGCCATTCTTGAGCACCCGCCAATCCTTCACCGAAGTGGAGGTAGGCCACTCGGAACCAACCTGGATGGTGGCGTTGCCGGAGCCGTTGACCCGGAGTGCGTTGCCGGTGACAGTCGTATTCGATCCCGCAGTCCACGGACCAACTTCCGTCCACGTCGATGCGGCAAGCTGCTGATCACCGTTCTTCGTCATGCTGACCGTAATGAAGTTGTTTGCCTGAACCACAGGGTTCTTCGCGGCCATCGTGACAGCGACAGACGGAACTGCCACCGTCGAAGACGCGGTCACAACAGGCGCCTTCGCGGACATTCCCATCGTGGCTACCAGAACACTCACCGACGAGGTCGCGGTAACAACCGGGGCCTTCGCCAAAACAGTCATCGCAGCAACACCCACCGCGACCACTGCTGAACCAGTCGCAGTAACCACAGGCGCCGGAGTCGACATCGTCACAGCAACAACCGGGATCGCCGCTTCAAAGTGAGCGGCAACAGTAGGTGCAGGTGCCGACATCGTGACCGCAGCCGCAGGCACATCGACAGTCGCATCCGCGCCGACCGCACCGACCGCAGGCAATGCCTGCATCGCGATCGTCACAACTTCCACCGACACATTCGCGTCAGCATGAACAATCGGCGCAGGAACAACCAAGGTCATCGCCGCTGCTGGAACCGAAACCAGCGCCGTCGCCGTCACACTCGGCGCGCCAGTAGACATCGCCATCGCAGCAACACCAACCGCCACCGAAGACGACGCCGACACCTCAGGTGCCGGCGCCGACATCACAACACCAATTCGAGGGACCGACACAAACGCCGACTTCGAACCGTCCCACACCAACCTGTCACCCAGATAAGCGCGGATCACAGGCTTCCCATCGAGGTACATTCCTGTGACAGCACGACCTCTGTTGTACAAGCCCATGGCAGCCGCCCCTATGCAGTGGTGGAAGTGATGATTCCCGCGGCGTCCCAAGTGATCGTGAACTTGCCTGCTGTGGTCGATACGTCGCCACCGAGGTCTGCGTACGCGATCAGTGGACGGGTCGCATCTGTTCCCGGGGTCCCGTCGTAGATGACCGCATACCGAGCGGTGATCGTCGAAGTGGACCATTCCAGGTCAGGGCCGTCGAGCACTAGGGTGTTCGTGCCCGCGGTGTAGTTCACGGTAGGGGTGGTCAACGTCAGGCCTCCTGCCGTGTACCCGGTGCCCGTCACCTCGTTAGTGACCGACGACTTGTACTGGTGCACATCCTGATCCGGTGTGTACGCGCTCGTGCACAACATCACCTTGATCGTGTGCGAGGTCCAGTTGATTTCACCGTTGAATGCGGACTTCATTGCTGGTCCGTACAGCTTGGCGGTTGCGGCCATGAGGGGTCTCCTAGGACTCGAATGTCAGGTAGAGGGTGGCGGGGTCTTTTTCGGGGATCGCCGCGTATTCGGCGATGGTGAGGTCTTCGGCGCGCTGAATGCTGCCGCCGTTGCGGATGAACCCCAACGCGCCCGGTTCCGGTGGTGGGGCGCCGGCGTCGATGAGTGGCCACAAACGGAAAGTCCCCGACTCAGCGGGGACTTCGATGGGGTAAAGATCATGCGTTGGATTGGATCTCGACCATCGGATACCCACCCAATACGGGCCAGGATCCAACACCGGACTCGTGAACAGTCCAGTTGTCGCATCGACGGGGACGGTGGTGCGTGCGGGTCCGAGGATCGCATCATGCGCCACGCTGTCGCGGATGTCGCGGACCGTGAACACAACCTCCGCACCGACACCCAGCTTCGCACCATCAGTCAACTTGTCAGAAAGGATCGGCATCTGACTGCTCCTCTCCTGGAACAGATTCTGGTTCGGGGATCACGATGTCGTAACCGCCTGCGGTCTGTAACGCCCACCACGCAGCCTCATCGATCGTCACCTCATGCTGAAGCGAATACGAACCAGGAAGCGGCGCATTCATCATCGGCGTCTCATCCATCCGCCTCGGCACCACCGCCACCCGCGGCGCAACCGGCCCATACCCAGGCTCAATAAACACCGTCACAAAATGAAAACCATTCAAAGGCGGATCAAGCTGATAATGATTCGCAGGGCCAGCGAACGAAATGTTGTTGCTGCCCATCAAAGTTGCTGTTGGCATGTCTCATTCCTCGTCGTAGAGATACTCGATGACAGTGATGCAGCCCAACCCACCTGAACCGGCAGGGACACTGGGGGCATTACCGCCACCTCCCCCACCACCCGGGAAACCACCGACCGCGCCACTGTTGCCGCCGCCACCGGATTGCGTTGTCTGCCACAAGATTGGCGAAGACACCCCAGCTGGCACAGCACCCGAGACGCCGCCAGTAGAACCGCCACCAGCACCACCCCCCGGAGCGGACAGGTAGTCAATGGGACGCAAAGGTTTCGACTGCCCCGCACTTCCAGGTGTCCCACCATTTCCGCCCGGGTAGATTCCATCCCCACCCGTACCCGCCTTGGTGGTCGTCGCACCCTTACCGCCTCCGACACGAATGAACGTCCCGAACCAGCAGTCACCGCCACTCGTACCGTTCCGGGCCGACGAGTTACCGCCAACCCCCGCAGCACCGATCACGACATCGACAGTGTCCGGCAACTCACGGGCCCCGATCCGGCGTTGAGTTTTCGAAGCCCCACCGGCACCGCCGCCGTAACCGTTGCCGTTCCCGGACGGCCAACTACCACCGCCACCGGAGCCTCGCGCAACGATCCGAATCGCATACAGTTTCGGATCTTTGGTCCAGGTTCCCGAGGATGTGAACACCGACAGCCGTGACCGTGGCATCAGTTCATCTCCTCATAGCAGTACAGTTTCGGTTGCCCACCAGGGCCGCCAGCGCTTGCCGTGCCCATCGTTCCGCCGAAGCCACCGCCTCCGCCACCGCCGGGGAAACCACCAGCGCCGCCGTTGCTGCTCTCACCTGACGAGCCACCACCGCCGCCCGCACCGATCGACATAGCAGGGTGGGGAGAAACACCAGACTGATTGCCGATACCGCCAGCAGTTCCGACGCCGTTGCCACCGAACCCGCCCGATGTCGAGTTAGAGCGGCCGCCTCCGCCGCCAGCACCTCCGCCGCCCATGAACCTCTCGGAAGCGAAAGAGCTGGTGCCGTTGGTCGCTGGGAGGTTGTTGGAGTCGCCGTCGAGCCTGGCGCCGTCTCCGCCTTTGCCGCCCGGGACCATGCCGAGGCCGCCGATGCCACCGCCGCCGCGCACAGATGATGCGGTTACGCCACCGACGCCTCCCTGAAATGTGGCGTACGGGATGCTGAGGTTGGCGCCGAAGATGATGTTGCCACCACCAACGCCCGGAGCTTCAGATCCGACACCACCCGGGCCGGCGAGGTACATGTCTACGCGGATCGGATCGAAATCATCACCTGTCTTCGGGAGGAACGCCGCGGTGATCTCGATTTCCTGATAGCCGCCGCCACCGCCGCCACCGCCACCGTTACGGCCAGTGCCGACAAGATTCCACTGACCTGCTGCCCCGCCCGCGCCCGCGCCGATTCCGACGATGCGGAGCGTCACCAGATCCTTCGGCGGGTAGTACCAACCGGACTGACTGAACACGACAGCCTTACCGCGAGCTGTCATCTGCTCGATAGCGGTAGCTTGCGCTGACAACTGGGCGGTGTGATCTGTGATGATGGGGAGGTCCCGAACGTAACTGTCGTTCACGGTTCCTGTGATCGCGGCGAACAGGCTTCCGAAGCCGCCGAGGAACTGATTGAACCAGTTGTTTTTGAATACGCCCCAAATGTCTTGATCCCGGGGCTTACCGGGAGGCAACTTCTCCATCAGAGCACCTCGTCCCGCTCCTGGCTGATATGCAAATTCAGATCCTCAGGCGGCTCCGGAGTCTCAATCCCGTTCAGTGACAAGGTCAATCGCAACTGATAGATGTAATCGTGAGCAGCGATCAACGCCCGCTGATACCAGCCGTTCTTCTTGATCAAACCCTCATTCGCAGTTTCAACATCCTCCAGACGATCTTCGAGAGCGTCGATCCGCTTCTTCTGCGACTTCGAACGTGCCGCCATCAAACCCGCAATCGACGCCGCAATCACCGAACAGAACGCCGAAATGTCAGGAAGCATGTCAGTGTTCACACACCCTCCTCGGGCAATCAGTTGCGTGGAGTCGCAGACAGCGCGGGCAGGTACTGCTTCAACAGTGCGTCGACAGTCGGGTTCGCGAGGATCTTCGTCACGCCCGCAATGATCGGAACCGCCGACGCCAACGCCGTCGACTGTGTAGTCGTCGAGGCGTCTGTCAGTGCCGCCAGCACGGCCGGCAGAATCGCAATCAGAAACGCCACCACCGTACGAGCAACAGCCCGCCACGGATACTGAGACTGCGTCGCCTCATCAGGCCTCGAATGCTCCCCCATCACTTACCCTCCAGCTTCGACAAACGTGCCTGGATGTCGGCGAGCGCATCGACCACCGTCTTGTTGCCCAACTGCGGCCAGCCCTTGAACTGGCCCGCGTCGCGCTGCTTCATGCCACACAACTGCTCGCGGATGTCCTTCACATCGGACACAACAGCATCCATGTACGTCTTGAAAGTAGCGAAATCCATGTCACCCTCCTCGGGCTTGGTGTTGTTGTTGATTCGAGCCTGAATGTCTGCGCGGAACTTGTTCATGTCCATCCCGCCGGGATCCCACTTACCTTGCGCCGCACCAGCCCACTCCTTATGGCCGATCGCATGCGAAGCAGGCTGACCGACCTTCCGGAGGATCGCAGCGCAGCACCGCACATACGCGTCATACTGTGCGGGCGACCAACCTTCAGTGCCGTTGTTCTCCGCCTCGATACCGATGGTGCGTTCGTTCGCGCCGTTGGTCGGCAGACCCGGGTACGATCCGCTGCCGGCATGCCATGCGACACCCACACCGACTACGGTGGCGACACCATCTCGGGACAGGTGAATCTGCGAGCACAAGCCGAGACTCGGATGGTTCGCGATGTAGCCGGGGTTGTTGCCGGGTGGATTATTGCCGGTGTGGTGTGCGACGACACCCCAGATGGTGCCCATGTCGCCGTGTCCGCGGGCTTTCCAGCCGGGGTATTCGACGACTTTGATTCCCTCGGCGCGCAAGACATCTGCGAGCCAGACGGGATCTCCTGTCCAGGTCATGTGTTTCTCCTAGGTTGAGTTGGCGATAGCGCGGAAGATGCCCGCGAACTTTTGGATCCGGGAGTACACCTGCTCCCACGCGTCCTTCACAGGCAGCGCGTCACCGAGAGTGATCTCATGAACCATGTGCCCATCGAGGTTGTCGACGATCTTCACCGACGACACGTACTGCTCCACCGTCACGCCATCGTCGTAGAACGTCATGATGTCGCCAACCTTGAAGCGACGAGGGAATGAAACCTCAACACCATCAATGACTTCGACATCCGCCCCGAAGGTCAGGCCGCGGTTGTCAGCACCACCAGATACCACCTTGAACTTGATGTACTCAGAACCACCGCCAGCCTTAAGAGCTGCGAGCCCATTCGCCCAACCGTCGAGGGAATATGCGGCTGTGTTGTCGCCGAACCCCTCCCCACGACCGTGTTCCCCCAATTCGTCCTCAAGCTCTGGATCCCAGAACTGTTGGAACGCGAAGAACACGTTGTCGAACAGGTCACCGATGATGTTGCCCAAACCCAGCCCTGGGAGGATCGCGTTCAAGATCAACTGCAACGCGAAGTTCGCGCCCCACTCGATGACCTGATTCAAGATCTCGGGAGCCTTACCGCCGATCACCACCCGCGTCAGAGTGGCAGTTTCTTCACCAGACTCGATCCACACGATCTGTCCGCTGTCGGTGCGCCACTGCAACTCCCGCCGATCTCGCTTGGCGTGCGTGTTGAACACGTAGCCGGCGCGCTGCATCTTTCCCCACTCGGACGGATTCGTCAGCCCGAGCACATTGCCGGGGTTGGTGAAGTTCAGGAAGTTGTCGGACGTGTAGTCGAACACCGACTGCAACATCGAGAGGGTGTGCGTGTTGAAGACGTGCGGTGACGGTTTCCCATCAGCCGGCGTCCACAAGTCGATGGACATCCCGATCTCATGGGTTTCGACTGTCTGCTTGAACAATTCGTCGAGCTGCGGGAACCGAGCCGACAGAACGATCATCTCGTCCGGCGACTCGTGCACGATGTTCAGCAGGTCATCGAGGGTGTCGATGTCGTCGAGGTCCGGCAATTCCGGCGAGGTCTTGCGGATTGGAAGTGCCCCATACACCGGCGCCCGCAACCGCGTGAACACCTTCGCGACATACTTCTTGAACACCTGATCGGGCGGGCCCCAGTCGATGTCCTGCTTGCCGGTGATGTTGAACTGAATCTCAGGCGGCAAGGTGTTGTTCACCCACGCGAGGCCTCGCATCAGCCACATCATGTTCGAGATGCATGTCAGTTGAACGGTCATCCGGCCAGGTGGGCCTACGGCTTTCGCGCCGAATACTCTGCCTGTCCACGGGATTCCGTTGACCTCGGTTCGGATGTGGATGACGCGGCGCTTGCAGCGTCGCAAGTAGGCTGCGGCCGGGTGGTCCGACATGATGTTGATCGTCGCGAACGTCGGAAGAAACCAGTGGAACTCGAAGGTTGTTCCCGGCATGTACGAGCCGAGAGGGCGCCAGGACAATGCATCCGGAGACCCGAACTCGATGTCAAAGCCCACCTGATCGGTCGTGTTGGGTCGTGCATATCCGGGCATGAACACCGACATTTAGATGCCCTCCCAGAATAGTTGCGGCACTGTCACCTCCACGGAAGTCGCCGCGGTAGTGCCAGTGCCTTGGATGGTGATGGGAACGGTTCGCACGCCAGGCGGACCCGCGGCGGGGATTTTCTTGTACCAACGGCGCCCGATCCACGATCGGTCTGTGCCCGCTGCGTCGCGGATGTCGAACCAGTCCGGATCGGTTTCGATGGTCCATTTGTCGCCGGCCGCGATGGTCGGTAGCGGGACGAGTTCGCCTTGCCACCCGATCTTCGGCAGCGTGATGGGGCCGGTGATGACGATGTGCGGCCACACCGCCTCATCCGATTCGGTGTCGATTGCCGCGGTGGAGAATTGTGCGGGCGCGAACTTCTTCACGACCGGGTCTCTCCGCCACCACGTTTCGTCAGACCTCAGGGAGACCGGATCTTCGAGCATCAACCCGATGTCCTTGAGCATCGTCAGGTTCAGCGGGCCGAGTTTGCTCGCCAACCGGACAGCTTGAAACTTGTCTCTGCCTGCGTCGGTGATGCAGTGGAATGTTCCGATTTCCTTGCCGCGGCCGAGGGAGTGGCGCCACAGTTTCCCGAGCGCCACCCCATCTGCTTTCGGTACGGGCCCGATCTTCGCAACGAGTCCGATGAGGTTCGGTTGATCGTTTCGGGCGACCCAATGCACGCCTGCCTGCCCGACGTTCTGTTGATCGTCGTGCGTGAACTCCGCGCCTTCAATACCTGTCGGGTCCGTCCGAAGAGAGACGGGGCAGTCCGGGTCATTGAAGTCCCAGACTGTCCCGTCCCAGCATTCGAAGACATAGCGTCGGCTCATACTCTGCCCTTCATGATCGCGATGTTCGCCATGCCTGTGCCCTGATCGACGTTCACGGTCGCCGTGATGGGTTCCTTGTTTTTGACGGCTTCCAAGATGCCTTCGAGCAGAGGTGCGATCTCATCCGTGAACTGCCCGAACCCCTTCTCCAACTGGGAGGAAGAGTTCGCGCCAGTGTCGAATTGTCCGGTAAACTTCCCGTCCGCATCGAACCCCGACGCGAGCGCGAACGCCGCACCCACACCGAACGCCGCAGCGTTATACGCTGCGGCCCGACGACCATTCGCCGTCGTCGGCACCTTCAACCCCGGCTTCTCCCCCACATAACCACCGAAGCCTGTGAGTCCACCGTCAGCCATCGGCACCAACTCGTACCCGAACCGGCGTGCAGTCTCACGGGTGATCGCGACTGAACGGTTCCGCTTCGACGGGGCATGCGGAATGTAGGACTCTCCGCCTGTTCCCTTCTCCGCGAACCGAACCAAATCCGCACCATCGCTGTAGAGACCAGCTTGGTCGGGGAGGTTCATGCCGCCGTTCTCGAACACCTTGAACCCGCCAGACCAGATCAGGTTCGGATCCTTCCCAGCAGCATCCGATGTACCACCAGCCGGCGCCGACGACGGAGCCGACTCGGGCGCCGAATACGACGACGATGACGATCCGGGCCAGTTGGTGACAAACACCCGCTGCCCATCCGTCGCCAACGCCGCACCACTGTCAGTAGTGCCAACAGTCATCTGACTGCCGTTACCGCGAGCATTCGACGCAGCGATGATCTCGTCCGCCTCAGCAGCCTTTACCGCATAATTCGAACCATCCGCAGTGCCCGACTGCTGCACCTTCTGCGCAGCCTCCGCCTCCGACATGCTGTTGTAGTCGAAGTCGTCGAGCTTGTCGTAAAACATGCCCGCCGCACGAGTCGGATCCTTCCGGTCCTCCAACGTTCCCCAACCACCGTTATCGCGTTGCTGCATGATGCCGGCATTGTCGCCATCCATGCCGTGGTCGAGGTTCTGCAAATCGGTCTCGGCGAGGGCGGTCATGACCGCGGCCTTGATGCCCTTGTCGCTGATGCCGCGGCGCTTGCCTTCCGCGATCACCTGATCGGCGATCTTCTCCCGCTCCGTCCGCGTATCCGGTGCAGCAGGAGCCGCATCCTTACCCGCACCAGACGGCGCACCCAACGGTTCCTTCGACGCCGCATGCACATGGTTCTCGTGCTGCTGCATAGTCGCCGCACCATAGAACGACGGATCAACGATCTTCCCGTCCTTGATGTTCCGAGTGAACCGCGGATCCGAGTAAATCAACTCCGCCAACTGCGACTGGTAGTTGTCGGCGAGGTAATTCGCCCACGCCAACTGCTCATCGGTGTTGCCTGAGCCATTGGAGTAGTCGACTGCCTTCCCTTGCCCGTGGTAGTCGTTGGTGTCCCGGTACGACGAGGTGAGTTGCAGTCCTGGTGCGTGTTGGGATGCGATGCCGGTGAACGACTCGACGACACCACCGTCAGCCATCTTGATGGCGTCAGGCTTGATGAGTCCGAATCCGAAGCGGCGAGCCACATCCTGCAAGATCGCCTCCGAACGCCTCCGCTTCGACGGCGCCCCCGGAATATAGGCTTCCCACTGCGTTTCACCTTCCGCGTACTGCACCGGACCAAGCGGAGACTTCGTGTAGATGCCCTGCCCGGAACCCTGCTGAATGTGCGCGGTGTCGATCATCCCGTCCGCACGAGTACGCACACTGCCATCAGCCTGGGCCTCGGCAAGCGTTGGTCCAATGAACTGCGGATCAACGCCCGCAGCTACACGACGCTCTGTCACGACAGCGGAAATCCTCAAGATTCTCTGCCGATTCAGCCACTCCTGCATCCGCGCTTCGGCATCGGCTGTCTCCGCGGTGACATTCACGGTCCCGTCAGGCAGGGTCTCCACCTTCAACCCGAGTAGCTTCAAACTGTCGATCGCATCCTGGGTAAGGGCGGACGTTTTTATGGTCTTCGAGTCCGGGACATCGATAACCTTGTCCTTCAGTACGTCCAACTCGTACTTGGCTTCAGGCATACCGGGCTGGCGGATTTCTGTTGCCACGAAGTTTGGTGTTAAGCCGAGAACATCCAGATATTCAACAGCCGCTTGATTCGACATGCCAGTAGCCCGAAGCTGCTGAATCAGGGCGTCACGGTTCTCGTGATACTGACCGGTGAGCGCCTCAACCGTGTTACCAGCTTCGAGACCTGTGCGGATCTGATTAATGAACTGGTCGGACATGCCCTTCAGTCCGTTTTCCATCTGCACTTGAGCCTGGTTGTTGCGGTCGATCGCACCAGTCCAGTTCTCAATCTTGATCGAAGCGCCGTCAGCGCCCACACCGATGTCAGCAATCGCCTTGTTGACCTTCGCCGACTGGTCATTGAACGCCGCCGACAGTTTCATATCCCCGGCGAACTCGTTAAACCGTTCCTGAGCCTTATCAAGGCTCGGCACCAACGTGTTATCCACGAAATCGGCACCCTGGTTCAGGCCATTCTTGATGCCCTCGCCAGTCTTCTCGGCAGCGTCAGCCATCCCATTCAGCTTGTCCGACAGGCCACCAACACCAGCATCGAAACCAGGAATGACAAGGCTGATCACCGTCGAGAGGGTGTCGAGACCGCCGACCATGTCAGCGAGCGATCGAAGAATGCTGACCGACATGTCCGCGCCGGCACCAGCGAACTCAGCGAGCCCACGCATACCATCAGCGACGAACCCGAGCACAGCCTTCGCACCCTCGAACGCACCATTGCCGACATCGATGAAAAACTCAATGACACCGGCACGGTTGTTTGAGATGTTGTCGGCGAAGTCCTTGATGTACGGGCCGAATGCTTGCGCGAGAGCAGCTTTCATCCCATCCGACGCCACACTGATGGAGTTCATCGCGCCCTGCACTGACGTGCCGGCGTTGTCGCCCATCACGTTGATCGCCCGCCACGCCGCACCCTCATAGTCATTCAGGGCAGCGGTCGCAGTGGACAGGTCCATCGCGTACAGCGCTTCACCCAAGTCCTCAGACTGGGTTCCGAACAGTGCGACGGCGGCAGTAGCGCGCTCAGCCGGATCCTCGATGTTTCGGAGACCCTGCAACACGATGCCCAAACCTTCGCGGGCATCCTCACCGCCCTTGGCGATCTTCGCAGTCATCTCCTCGGCGTTCTCACCGATCGCTGCATAGCCCTCCGCGCTCGACTTCGAACCGTCGATCGCCCGGATACTGAACTCCTTCAACGCATCCGCCGCGAGGTCAGTGTCACGTGCGCCAGCCTTCAACGCCTGCGACATCAGGCCGATACCATCAGCCCCCGACAATCCGAGCTTCCGGAACTGGGTGCCGTACTCGTTGATGGTGTCCAGCCAGTCCTCACTGACATTGAGACCCATCTGGGAGCCTTTGACGATGAGGTCGAAAGCGTCCTGCGCGTCGACAGCGAACCCCGTCTTCATCGCCTGGCCAGCGGCTTTCGCGACTGCTGGGATTTCGTCGCCGATGATCGTGGCGACACCGTCGAGGCTGTTGATCATCTTCTCGGCGTCGCGTTGTGTTGCGGCCGGGTCGAGGAGTCCGCTTGCGAGTGCTGCTTTCGCGGTCGAAAGGTTCCCTTCGACGGATTCGCCGAAAGCATCGGCGTAGGACTCGCCTGCTGCGAGACCGAACTTCCGGGCCTGCGCCTCAGTGACACCTGTCTGCGCCTGGAACAGATCTTGATTCTGCTCCTGCTGCATGCCCTCTTGAATGGCGGCAGCAAGAGCGGCACCAGCCGTCAAACCGATGACAGCAACACCAAGCAGCGAACCAGCGATAGGGCCTGTCGACGACGCGAGGTTACCGATCGTGTCAGTGAAACCGGACAAGAAGTTGCCGCCAGCCTGATCGCCAGCACCAGCACCACCGTCACCAGCCTGCCGATACAGATCGTCCAGGTCACCCTGAGCGGCCTGCAAATCCTCCCGAAGGCGGTTACCCAGTTCGATGTCGTTCAGCGCACCAGCAGCTTGCCGTGCGCCGGCACGGATTTCGTCGATTCCTCGTGCGGCGTCGCGGGCCTCGTTGAGGAGTCGGTCGTTCATGACGATGTCGTCGACTGACTGGTCTGCGCGTTGCGCGTTGCGTTCCAACTCTTGGATGCGTTGCGCGGCTTGCTGCGCCTGCCGGTCCAGCTGCCGGTTGATCTCTACGGCTTGTGCTGCTTCTCCTGCGCGGGCGGCTGCGCGGGTGATGTCCTGGAAGCCGTTGCTGATCCGTTGTGTGGATTGCCGTGACTGCTGCTCGGATCGTTGGGTTCCCTGGATGAAGCGGGAATCATCCAATGTGAGTCGGGCTACCAGTTCGCCTACGTCAAGCGCCAAGGGTCAGCCCTCCAGTGTTCAGGTTTTCGGTTTGATCGTGGCGAGGAACTCGGTGGCCTGTTCGAGGTCGACGAGTTTGCCGAGTTGGGCGAGCGCCCAGTGCGCTTCGCCCATGTCGGCGGTGAAGCCGAAGTGGATGATTGCGGTGCGGCCAGCGTGGAAGATCATGGGCCAGGGGATGTTGTCAGCGACCATCTCGTCGTAGACGCCGCCCGACCATGCTTCGGTTTCCGGGTCGATCTCGGCGCCGAGGATTTTCAGTGCCTCGAACACCTGCTCAACTGGCGGTACACCTTCCGCGATGACCTGCTTACGTAGGCGTGCGGCCTCGGGTGCACCGGGTGCGGGCACGGTGTACGTCTTCCCGCGGATCGGCAGGTGCAGATCCGGGTCGAAGAAAGTATCCAAATCCTTGTAGGCCATCAGACTGCTTTCGGGTGTAGGGCGTCCCAGAGGTTGGTGCCGGGGGTGGATGCGTAGTGGTCGATGCGCAGTTTCAGCCACCGCCACGTACGGGCGTCGAGTAACCCGGATTCGATGTCGTGACCGTTCGCATCCAAATCGAGTTCGATTGCGCGCCAGTGGTTGAGGACATCAGTCCACGGCCGATCAACTGTCTCGTCGACCTGCGTTTTGCCGGGTGTCTGGTTGTACCAGTCTCGGACGCCGGTTACTTCGTCGTACGGGCCGCCGCCAGGATCATCCGGTCCATAGGTTCCCGGGGCTGAAAGATCTTGCGGGCTAGGGTCGCCCCCACTCTCGATTGGTTCGGGGGTGGGGGCAGGGGATTTCCCGCCAAGACTCCACCCGCCGACTCCCACAACATGCGACCAGCCTCAGGGCCCAAGCCGTAGTGCGCCATGACGACGCGGCCGGCGACAGCGATCTTCGGCCACGACACACCAGCCTCAGTCATCTGCTCATAGGTGTCACCGAGAGCGAACACGATCTCGTCGCGTTCCTGCTCATCCGTCAGCCGCGGTTTCTCGTTCAACAGTTGGACGAGGTGTAACCCTTGTCGGGCACTGCATGAGACCCGGAACTCGCGCCCACCGATAGGCAGGACGAGTTCCGGGTCCATGAGTTCTGCGAGGTCACGCATACAAGTGCAACCTTTCAGAAGGGGTGCTGGTTAGGCAGCGGTGATGGTGAGGGTGCCGCCGGTGAGGCCGGTGCCGTCGCCGGTCACGGTGCCGCCGGGGACGGTGATGACGTACTCGCCAGCCGAGCCGGTGACCGTGAAGTCGGCAGCCTTGTAGCCGTCATCCAAGGCAACCAAAGCCGTCTTCACCGTGGCGTTCGTGGCGTTGAACGCGATGGTGTCGGTGGTCTGGCCATTCCAGGTGAGGGTGAAGGTGCCTGCGGTGGCGCCACCGAGATCAACATTGAACACCTGCGCGCCCGAAGGAACCAGAGGCTTCACGATATCGCGGGGCTTCCCACGACCCGACAGAGTGAAACTGAACTCCTGCAACGCATTCGTGTCACCCGCAGCGCTGTCCGTCCACTTGACGGTGGTCTCCGCCTCGTGGGCGTCCGGCAGGGCATCGCGACGGTAGATGCGGGCAGTGACGATGTTGTCGGCGCCGGTCTTGCGGCCCTTGCGGCGAAGCAGCGCCTGACCGGGATCGTCGACGAAGCCGGCAGTGTTTTCGCCCTTGCGCTTGCCGCCGCCCTCGATGCGGAATGCGAGGCCGGTAACGATCTGCGACGCGAAACCTTCCGAGTCGATGTCGGAGTCGTCCTGTTCGGAACCTTCGAAGATCGGTGCGACGGAGGAGAGTCCGCGGACTCGGAGGAAGGTGGTTCCGTCTTCGGTTACTTCGAGGATCCAGTCGCGTGCGAGTGTGGATGAAAGTGACTGTGTGGGTGCGGTCATGGGTTTGCTCCTGGGTTTGTAGTGATGGTGTACGAATCGGGGCGGGTGTAGCGGTTACTGGCTTCCAATCCGGCGGGCCCGCGGATGTGTCGGCGGCAGGACAAAATGTTGACGCCCGCCCACACGGTGTTGCTGCGCTCATGGAGGGTGTCGTCGATGGCGCGGAACACTGTGTCCGCCATGCGTTCAACTGCCCTCACGTCGAGGCCAGCAGCCCGGAAACGTATTTGGACGTAGTAATCGGGGGTTGCCTCGTCCTTCGATCGGTCGTCGTTGTAGACGTTGATGAAGATCGCGTTGTCGGGTTTGTCTCGGAGTTGCCCGAAGAACACCACCGGCAATGCGCCGGTTGGGTAGGTGGTGAGGTTCGGATCCCAGCGTGCGAGCCCGAGGTTGGTGAGGTGTTGGGCGAGGGCTTCGAGGAGTTCAACGGTGTCCGGTGCCCGAACGAGAGTCATCCGAGTTGCCTCCGTATCGATTCTGCGAGGATCTGCCCGACAACTTCCCTCGTTGCGATGACAGCGTTTTCGAGGTACTTCGCCTCACCATCCTGATGGTGATAACCGAGTTCCTCGTGCTGCCTTATCGCGTAGGGTCCGTCGAAGCCGACAGCAGCTTCCAACCCCTCAGCCGCAGTCGCCGCAGTGTTCCGCAGATACCCGGTCTCTTTCGGTGCCCGTTCGATCGCTTCCTGCTTGATGACTTCAGCGGCAGCGTGCAGTCCATCGGTGATGGCGGAGCGGACTGGCTCGATCGGGAAGTTCAGAGCAGTACTCACGGCACCTCCTAAGTCAGATCCACGCTGTAGAAGTTGGGGGTCAAACCGTTGCCGTCGTCATGGCGTTGCTCCGCCAACACCACAGCCGTGCGTCCACCAAACTCGGGCGGAAAAGTCACCAGCGAGCCGACAGGAATCAGTGGAGTGTTGACATGCACGCTGACCCGAGCTTCGGAGATGACCTCGGAACCATCCGCAGCTTTGACGAGTTTGCGTTTCGTGGTGATCTTCCCGAGCACAGTCACCGCCGGATCGAACGCCGGCTCGTACGGGCCTTCACCCGCATGCCGCTGCACCGAAACCGGCCACACAAACCACGCCTTCGCTATCTGATCAGCCACGCTCACCATGACTGCACCGCCGACGACGCCAACCCCGCCAACCGCAAAATCCGCAACGCACCAGGCGCCAAAAACTTGAGCGCATTCATCCGATCCGGAGCCGTCAAATACGTGTCATACGACAACGACGCACCATCAATCGCGGTCGTCGTCAACCGCGGCTCCTGACCGCCGGCGCCCTTGATCGGATCATCACCCGACGCCAACCACGCATGCACTTGCGCGCACGTCGCTTCCTGCATCGCCTCAGACAGATCATCGTCTGAGGGTTTCCCGTTCGGGAGGGTGTCGTAGATGTCGCACTGGCATGCAGTGCCGACGAGGCCGGATGCTTCCCGCAGCATTGCAGTCAGCTTCGCGGGGGCAGGTTCAGGGGTTTCCCCCATCCAGGTTTCCAGCTGATCGGCGGTGGCATAGACGAGCACGGATTCTCCTCGGGGTGTTGATGGTTGGTGCGCAGGGCGCGCTGCTACAGGGCCGAAAGGAACCCGGCATGAAAAACCCCAAGCGGCCTTCACACATGTCAATGAGCCTGTGCCGGGATGTGTGTTGACGCACCAACCACCAAGCGTTGGTCCCACCAGCCCCGAGCCGCACAGTGAGGCGACTCGGGGGGTGGGCATCAGGTGTTACTCGTTCAGGCCACCGACAGCGCCGTCGTGGAGCTTCTCAGCTTCCAACCACGCTTCGATGTCAGCGACAACCGCGAGGATGTCGGCCTTCTTCTTGGCGCCACCGAGATCCACGTTGTGATCGGCTGCCCAAGCCAACAGCTCGGGCAGCTTCCACTCGTCGGACGGTGCGCCATCCGGGTATGCCGCTTCGACAGCATCCACGTCGTATCCGTGACGGGTGAAGTACGCCAACGCATTCGCGTCATCCGTCTCACCCACACCGTCAACGAAGCTCACGCCAGCGACCTTGCCGTTGTACCCCTCTACGGGGGTCTTCACGACTGTCATCACTGAACCTTGATGTTGCGGAAGACGGATGCAGCCTTGGTGGCCTTCAGTGCGACGCCGACAGGACCCATCTCGACCTCACCCTTCTTCACTGCGCCGGCAGTGGAGAAGTCAGGCAGCCACGTCTGGATGATCTGACCGCCGACGGTGGACACACCGTGGAAGCCGTCGAGGCCAACACGGTAGGCGTACAGGTCTGTCAGGCCCGTGGTCGAAACCGTGGCGACGGTGCGGGTCTCGACGGGGATGATCGGGTTCGCTGTGCCGGACTGGTCGCCTGCATCGGCGAAGATGATGCCGCCGTACGACTCACGGTTGATGGGGCGGCCGTTCTGTCCGATCAGGCCCTCGATGGGGTCCTTGGTGTAGAGACCGGATCGGCGTGCAGCAGCGCGGACGCGAGCGAGGGCCTTCTTGTTGCCGAGGATCAACGTCGGGGTGCCGTCGAGCAGCGACAGCCACTCGTCGATGGCGTCCAGGGCCTGATGAACAGCCTTCGAATCGGTGTCCCAGTCGGTCCAGTTGGTGACCGACGTTGCGCGGAACTCCGTCGAGGATCCGGTGAGTGCCTTGTCCAGGCCGTCGAATCCGTTGGAGTCGACGGCGGTGTCTCCGTTGACAATCTCGTCGCAGAACTTCGTCGAAGCGGCCTTCACCTTCTGCGACACGTTCAGCGCGATGTTCGAGGACGCGGCGGGACCGAGCTTCGCGAGGACTCGGTCAACCTCGAACGATCCACCGAGGACGGCGAGCGTGATGCTCTTCTTCTCGGTGGTGACGTTCTGCGGCGTGTACTCGGTGTTGTAGGCGCGGGTCGAGGCGGTGGGCTGCGTCAGCAGGCGCCGGTAGCCGTAGTCGAGTGTTCCGCCACCTGTCGGGGAGACCGCGTCATCGAAGATCAGCGTATCCGCGACAACAGATTCCTTGCGGAACTCGTCGATGACCGCGGGATCGTAATCTTCCTGCGCGTTGAGCTTGGACTCGTTGAGGGTTACAGCCATGGGAGGCTCCTAGGAGTAGTGGGCGGCGATGGAGCCGCTGAGCGTTGTGGATTTGGGCTTTTCTTTGGCGCCGCCTGCGGGGAGTCCGGACTTGCCGGCGCTTGCGGTCTTGGCGAGACGCTTCGCGAACGCTTCGACCTGATCGGCTGGCACGGTGGCCAGTAGCTTCAGGTCGTCGTCATCGGTGATGGAGTGCTTACGTGCAGCTCGTTCGACGGCTGCTTCAGCTCGAGCTTCGGCGGCTTCTTTGATGGCAGCGTCGCGCTCCGCATCCGCCTTTTCCTTCTCCCCCAGTTTCGCGATTCGAGCTTTTTCCTTCTCCGCTTCATAGGCCGCGATCTTCTGCTCAGCCTTCTCGCGTGCGGCCCGTTCAGCTTTGAGGGCTTTCAGGCCAGGTTCGCCGAGTTTCTCGTCATCGTCCTTGGGCTGGTCTTCGGGCTTCGGGTCTTCGTTTTCGGGCGGGTCGGTCGGTGCGGGTGCTCCGCCGGAGGGTTCTCCGCCTTCGGGTTCGACGATGAATCGCAGCCAAGGCTTGTTGACGAACATTCGGTTCTCCTTTGTTGTGCTGCGTCGCGCAGCATCGATCGCCCGGAGACCATCGCGGTCAACGGGATTGGTTCCGCCATGCGGCGGGAAACTCTGGGGATCTATCAGCGTGTATTGGGAAAACCCGATAGATCAGGGGATCTCGACGGGCTTCTTCCGGAACCTCGGCGGGTCAGTGGCGCGGATCTTCCTCGCGATGTCCTCGGCGGTGTCGCTCTTCTCGACATGAATGGTCGGCATGACAGCCTCTTTCGGTGGGTGTTTGCGCGTTGCGCAACAGTGCTGGTCAGCCTTTTATTTACGGCTGAAATAGCGTCAAATTAGGGTAGTTAGCGCGGCGGTTAGCGTGCGCCGAGTCGTTCGCGGTTCGTCCGGCGTTTCAGGTCGTGTTGCGCGGTGTGGGCTGCGATTGCGGCCTGCTGTTGCTTCAACTGGGCTGCGAGTTCGCGTTTGCGTTGCGGGGTGACTGCGACGGACTGCTGCCGTTTCGTGTCCCGCACAGCGCGTTCCATATCGCGCTGCTTCTGCGTCGCCGCATACCCTTCCGGATCCGGCCTGGTCTCGAACGTCCTCGACCCACCAGGAATGAACGCTGACACAGCGTGTCCGCAGTTGGGGTGTTGGAAGCCTTTCGAGCGGGCTTCCCGCAGTGTGGCTTTGATCTTCACCTTCACCGCACGCCCGCCGGTCGCATTCGGGCGGATCACAGTCCCGCTCTCGCCATCCAACGAGAGGACTTGCCCCTCGAACGGTTGACATTGCGGTGCCGGATTCGAATGCGAGGACACGACGATCAGGGTTTGACCGCGCTCCAACATCCGATCCGTATGCCCATCGATCAACTCTTGGTTGACGATGGTCCGCGACTTCATCTCGATATACGAGGCGAGGGACCAGTTGCGGCCGGCAGCATCTCGGAATCCGGTCACGCCACGTTTGGTGAGGATGTCGAGGGCTTGCTGCGCTGCATCCAGGCGTGTACCCGATCGGACACCCGATGACCTCGCGATGATCTGCGTTGTCACCTGCGAATGCAGCTCCCCCGCGGCACCCGGAATCCGAGCAGTCACAGACGACAAAACCTGCTGCCCCGCATAAATCGCTGCCCGAGTCTTCCGATCCCGAGTAGGCGTCGCAAGCGGAACCGGCGGGGCTTTCGGCAACGCCTTCAAGTCCTCGTCCGCAGCCTCCCTGCCACGCTCAGCAGCACCAGCAACCGCACCCTCCACCAACGCCGGCATCTGGGATTGCAACTGCAACGCCAACAACTGCGCCTGCTGCCGAAACCGCAACATATCCGCCGGCTGCCGTGCTTCCCACTCTGGTGTGTCGATGCCCGCCACGATCGCTTCGGCGAGCATCGACATCAGAGCGAGTTCGGCTTCGGTGTAGAGGTTGATCAACTCGTCGGGGAGTCCTGCTGCTTCGGACGGGTCGAGCGCCATCGCCTTACCGCCTCACTCAGGAGTTACTGGATACCTCGCCCACTTGCGGCAGGCGAGCCATGCGTGGATCGGCGTCCAGTGGCCGGCTACACCTCGTCCGACCTTGCAGTCGGAGCACTCCCACTTGTGGTCCCACGTGAATGCGAAGCGGTACTTACCGATCCGCAGTGTGCGGCCGACTCGGCCAGGCAATGCAGTGTCAGACATGAATTCCTCTCATTAGAATCCGCCTCCGAAGCCGCCTGATGGATCAGGAACCGCGCCAGCCTTATCGATCGCCGCGGCTTCCTCATCGATCCACTGCTCGTCCTTGTCCTGATTCAGATACGCGACCTTCGTCCTCGTGGACGCAGCGTTCGACGTAGACCAATTCAAGACAGTCCGCGACTTCGCCTCATCAGATTCACGAGCGAACTCAGGCCACTCGATCTCCAACTCCTCAGACGGGGCAACACCTTTGAACTTAGCGGCATCGATGCGGAGGCAGATCGTCGCCAACGGAGCAAGAGCTGCACCCCAATAACGGGCCTTACC